GATCTGTAAAGACGAGTACCTTGACCAATAGTGTCTTTACCTTCAGCGATCCACAAACGGCCTTTAAAAGCTACAAGGCACTCGCCTTTAGGCATGTTTGCGTCCGGGAAAAAACCTGTAGCAGGAAGCCAGTAGCCTCCGGGGTTTACAGATCCATAGGGCGCTGCAAGCCAAGCTTTATCGTTATATTGAATAAAAGCAGCAGCTGCAAAAGTGTCGGTGACTAAAACCCAAGAAGAACCCGTGAAATAGTAAGTACTACTGTTTCCATCGCTAGCCAAAAGATAAGCACTGTTATTCGTGTCATAGTAATAACCTAAAAGTTTAATGTTGCCAGAAAGGCTGTCCAATGGAAAATCTATTTCGAGGTCTTCAATAGGCGGCCTAGACTTAAGCGAGCCGTCAAGATCTAGCTCAAAATTTTCGCATACAGCAAGTTCGTTATCTGCAATTGCGCTAGGATCGCTAAAAGTATTAAGCCCGCCAACAAAGGGGCCTACTTGAATAGCGCTGCCTGGCATAGGATCCCCTAACTAAGAGTGTAAGCAGTATTTGATTCGTAGGTCATGTCCTGAGCTAGGCGGTCTTTTTGTCCGCGTTCTGCAACGCTTGCATTAAACTCTTGCTGTTTAAGACTAACCATTTCAGGGTTTTCGTCCATTTCGTAGGCTCTCATAAGAACATAATTAACAATGTCAGTAAAGCAATCGTCGGGTACCGACAGTACCTCTGAAGTAGAGTTGGTAACTGGAGTAGGTCGAGCAAAGTACCTGATCGTCATCGTGTAGTTTTTATTTGGTTTAGGCCAAAACGTAATGTCTCCAGCCCACTCGTACCAGAACTGCGGAACCCCAGTCTCCAGACCTTCCGGATCTGCCAAAGAAATCGATTCTTCAGCCTGAGCAATGGGTATATTTCCGACACGGCGGCCATCAAGAAGCAAACTAGCTACTCGATCAATTTTTGGAGTTATTGAAGTTAAAGAATAAGTTGCGGTTCCTGAAATTACAGACATCGTTGCTGTCGCCGGAACAATGTTACTTGCATCCGCAATCTCTTCCTGTGCGTCGTTAATCCAACGAACAATGTCAGCGTTAGTTAACTGAACACCAGACTCGTCACCAAAAACACGCTTTACGTAGTCAAAAACGTTGCCTACGGTTTTGGAGGGTGAACTGTAACTCATCTCTCGTACTTCCTACCATTGTGGGTAAACGTGTGTTTTTTATTCCGCCCACCAGTAGCTAGAAACGCTCCAAACTCTATTCTATCTTCAATTTCTTCTTCGCGCTTCTTTAGATCCATTAGCTGTTTAGCTTTTTCTTCGGCTTCAATGCGTTTAAGAATGTTGTCAGCTCCGTGGCGAACAACATCGCCTTCAAATAACCAAGCAAGAATCTTGTGAGGCTCTTTCATTTCTTCTTCAGACATAAACCTAACAACGTGCTCCTGCAGATTATCTGGCTTGTCAATAATTGCCCAAGGCTTTTGCTGCTCTTCGGGTGTTGTGCGATCCTTAACTGGTATGTACACAAGGCTGTACGTGTCTTTAAAGTCCTTCAAGATTTGTGCAAAGTGTGCATGATCTTCACGCACAAACTCACCAAGATCAGAATTAAACACTTGGGATGATTGTCCTAATGTACTAAACATTGTTCTCCTAAGCTGTCTCCGCAGCGATGTACGTACCTGAAATGTGAAAATGATCAGCAGTAGTTAATGTTACAGGGGAAGAGCTAGTAAATTCAGCATCCTGCACACCACTCGCAACTTTATCTGAGCTGAAAAGCTGCATCACGTCAGAATCGGCGTGTATTTCACCAGTCATGTGATAGCTAACACCGGCAGAATCGTCGTGTAATTGTCCTTCTCGGACAGCAGACTCAAACCGAGCAGGAAAGGGCAAAGTAAGATAATACTCGCCAGTGCCAAAACTGGTGATGTTATCAAAATCTACAGAAATTTCGAAATGCACTGCGCTACCAATACGGACATAATGACCCGTAATTAAAGGATCTCCGTCAAAAGTAGGCTGAGTATCGTCAGTGCCTCCTTCAGGAGTGTAAGCAATAACACGACCAGTGTTGCGATTATTTTTATAGTATTCGTGTCGGTAATCGTCAAGAGACATGCCTTCTGGCAGTTCTACTCCTGACTCATAAAAAGGGTACTGGTATTCCATGACGCTCCAAAAGGTAGTGGCCCGACTCCATTATAGAGCCGGGCCACCATTTTACGAAGCTTAGGCTTCGGTAATGTCCTCGATCACACCGTGGCTGTTACGACGGTCAGTACCAAGCTCGTGGTATTCAACCAGGCGAGCGTAGTATGCGTCGTAGTCACCGTTGGCATCCGTGACCTGCTTCCACATCGACCCATCCCGGTCAATGAAGTGCCAGTCCTCGTCGCGGTAGTAGGTGAGAGCGTCTTCGTTGATGAACCACTGCTTGTTGAGCGGTGCGTCAACGTCGGCAACCACAGGGATCTCTCCGCGGTCGGTGGTGAATGCGAGACCACTGAAACCACCGGTGAACTCTTGCGTGTTCACGGTCTGGCGCAGCTGCGACAGGAGGTTAAAGTAGGCGCGGCGAACACCGAGCGACTGCAGGATCAGAGTGGTGGAACCACCCTTGGTGCGGATGTTGTCAACCATGTTGATCATAAGCGACTCCGACAGGGCGCGGTTGGTGCCGCTGTTGCTGTCAACAGAAGCTTTCCACTCGGGCTCGGTCGATGGGTCAATGTTGTACAAAGTACCCGAATCGCTAACGATGGCGGCAAGACCGGTAAGTTCACGGTTGCCAGAGGCCGACACACCAGAACCGGCACGAACAATGATGTCTCCATCAGCAAGTGCGGTACCGGGGGTAGTCGTGAAGGTAACAGTTCCAGCAGCAACGTCAATAGCAGAAACAACAAGTCCCTGGTTATCGACAGTGGTGCCCGACTGAGTGTCAACGACCATACCAACCTGGAACAGGCGAGCGTCGTAAACGTCAGCAACAGCGCCAGTGTTAGCACCGGAAGCGACACCAATGGCACCGTTACCGGAACCGTACACCTGACGGTTCATGTCCTTCTTAAGGTCGTTCTTCAGACCCTCAACCTCGTTGTCCAAAGCCTTGGCAAAAGCCTTAGCGTCGGTGTCAGAGAGGCTAATAGCCTGACCAGTGAGCTGGACACCACCGTATGCGTACTTGAGGTTGACGCGTGCGGCGGCGTGTCCCTGCTGACCGGGGGTCGGCAGGGCTTCGTTCTCGAAACGAGAACCAATACCAGCGTTACGACGGGTGTGAATTGGGAAAGTAACGTACTTTCCACCCACCTCGTTGGTGACACCAGAACCACTGCGAGTAATACGCTTAAGGGCGACGATTTCGTCATTAAGCTGCTCGCGGATGCGGCCCTGGTAGACCTCCTTGAGGTAGGAATCAATAGTTGCAAGGGTTGCAGCCATTGTCTTTCCTTTCTTGTTGAAAGGAGATTAAGCCTTAATTACCTGCCCTGCTGGAGAGATCCTGCGATGAGATTTTGTATGTCAGCGCGGGACATTTTTCCTAGCGATTCTCCTTGAGCTGCCTGTGGCAACCCTCCGGACGTTGGCAGAAGCTTCGGGGCCGAATCTCCTGGGCGCGGTACTGCGCGAATGCGGTTAACTGTATTTTCGACGTACTGCTTTGCAACATCCTGAAGCGAAACATTTTTATTGCCACTCTGTAGCTCAAAAGCTGCTCGCATCAAAACTTCTTTTACATCCGCCTCTGCAAAATCAGGATACTGCTGTTTCAGTTCGCCAATTTCCTTATCCAGCGACGCGTCGGCTTCTTGCTGAATCCGCATCTGTTCTTGCTGAGCTAAAAACATTTGCAACTGCTGCTGCTGTTGTTCAAGCTGAGCAATTCGCGGATCCTCCGCCATCGCTGAATTAGCTTCTTCCTCGTCTACCGCATCCTGAAACTCTTGTTCAGTTTCCGGCAAACGACCATTTTGCCTAAGAAACTCTCCCAAGGCGTTATACATGGTTTCAGGTTCTGCGTCGAGTTTCTGAGCAAGCATTGCATAGTTCTGCAGCTCGTCAGGCGAACCAAGCTCACTGTATTGCTTAAGCTGCTGGTTCAATGATGAAATACGAGACTCCGCGTTTTTGTCGAAGTTCTTTAGATCATCCTCGATAGATCTGAAGCTAATAGGATCTAGTTTTGTACGCAACGAATCCCAAGCTGGGTTGCCCCCAGATGTATCAGGGGTTTCCGCTGCTCCTACTGGCCCTGAAGAATCCTGCACCTCCGTCGAGATGTCTGTCTCTGTACCTGTAGTTTCGTCCATTACATACTCCTTTTCGCCGTACCTCCCAGTGAGGCCCTAGCTTTGGTTTTATTATACGTTATTTAGTTATAGGTATGAACTTTCTTAAGAAAGTGCACGAATGGCATACACCAAATCGTTGCGTGTCATTTTTGCGACAGCAGCGTTAGTGTATGTAGTTCCGTCAATGGCCTGCAGCGCCGTAATCAAAGTGTCGATACTGTCTCGACCATAGTTCGGGCTGTAGGGCAGAGCCGGAGTAGTGTCAGCAACAACATCAAAGTCCGCCATTGCCCACTCCTTCCTGATCGGGAGCCATGTCAGGCACAGCTCCATTGGCGGCCATTCCTGGACCGCCAAGTGGTACCTCCATACTATCGCCTCCAAGAGGCGCTCCGCCCTCTTCCGATCCGTCTCCCGGAATCATTTGCAAGAAGTTAGCTAGCTGTTTTTGCTGCAACGCTTGTTCGTGCATAGCTACGTGCTCCGCAAACTGTTCTTTAACTTCTTGAGGCAAAATTTCGTACTCTTGCGACATGCGGAACTTATTGTGAGTTTCTATGTGAATTTCGTGCAAGTCGAAGCTATCGACAGGTACGATCGCAGGAGCGGGCATGTTTTGCAACTCGTCAAGAATTTCTGGGTTTTGCATGGCCTCGGGAGGAAGCTGCGACATTATTTCTTCCTGCGCCTGCATACGAGCTTGCTCTACATCTTGAGGAGACAACATTTTCATTTTAATGTTTTCACGCTGAGCCTTACGCTCTGCAACATTCATGGTGTCCATAATCTTTTGAACACCACCAACTTCAAGCATTCTCGCAGCTGTCGGCTGATCAATAATCCCAACTGCAAACATGTCCATTACGCGAGCTTCTTGAGCAGCTTTAGATTTTGCAAAACTAGAGCCAGGCTCAACTCGAATGTCAGTACCGGAAGCAATGTCTGCCCCGCCTAGAAGCATAGTGTCAAACGCTCCGTCAGCTCCGACAGTTCGGATTTTTCGCGGAATGTCCACATACTGCACAAATAGCTCAATAGTTTGAGAAGCAATCTTCTCAATACCAGCTTCAATACTTTGGAACTGAGGAGTCAAGTACTGGTTAGATGCTTCCTGCAGGTAGCTAATAGCAGTACCTGAAGTCACGCCAGGAGGTGTATCGCCACGCGATACTTCACGCTCACCAGAAATATCAATCCAGTCGTTCAACACTCGGTCCTGTTGGTCCAAGTAGTACTGAGGCAACGGCGACAGCGGCAACGGCTGAGGAGGGGCCATACCAGGCTTGTATTGAATTACCAGGCCAGGCTCGTTTGTCAGCTTAGATGGAACAATACT